ACATCAAGAAAATTAACTGAGTTAAACTATAAGAATGTTTACATTGAAGGAGTTAATACTCAAAACATTTGGGACTATAACGCCAAAGCGATGGAGAAAATACCAGGACTTAACTTCAATAATAAAAGAACTCAAATTGTTGCCGCATTTGAAGAGCAACTTAGGAAGGGATTTATTGTTAGATCTGCAAGATTATTAAACGAACTCAATACGTTTGTTTACATGAATGGAAGACCTGACCATATGAAAGGTTCACACGATGATGCCATTATGGGTATGTCAATGGCATTATACGCTGCGGACGTATCTTTTAACTTATTACAAAAGAATGAAAATGCTAACAAAGCAATGTTAGATTCTTGGACAATGAGTGAACGTACATACGAACCAAATAAGTCTTTTTACTCATATGGGACCGCTTTCGACCAAATAGGATCAATGGGGTTTGACGATAATCCAGCATTTAAAGATATACGTAACGTACCCGGTAAGAACCAATATCAAGAATATAATTGGTTATTTGGAAGATCAAAATAATGTTCCAATTACTAATAATTTAGTTTATATTATAAAGAAAAGTATTTATAGATATGGCAGAACAGAATTACACCGTCTTTCAGAAACTAACAAGAATGTTTGGTTATCCGGGTCAATCGATTAAGGATAAAACACCATCTTTTAATTTTAACAAAGATGAGTTATTAAAAACAGATAGTAGAGAAGACTACGAAAAGGCGATGTTGCAAGCACAACAATCGCAATACATTGCAGATAAATGGACCAAGTTAGACCAATCGGTTTATAATCAATCTGTTTATTACGAACCAAATAGATTGGCAGCATATTATGACTACGAGTCTATGGAGTTTACTCCTGAAATTTCAGCGTCGTTAGACATATACGCTGAAGAATCTACAACAATGTCCGAAAAGGGTGAAATATTAACCATATATTCAGAATCAGATAGAGTTAAAAGTATTTTAGTGGACTTATTTAATAATAAGTTAGATATAAATACCAATTTACAAATGTGGGCAAGAGGTCTTTGTAAGTATGGTGACGATTTTGTTTATTTAAAAATTGATCCAGAAAAGGGTATTATTGGTTGCCAACAATTACCGAATATTGAAATAGAGAGGTTAGAGGGTGCAACAGGAAAAAGTCCAAATCAAAGTTCTGATTTAAAACTACCAACAAGAGAATTAAGATTTACTTGGAAGAACAAAGATATGGAATTCCAAGCTTGGGAAGTTGCTCACTTTAGATTATTGGGTGACGATAGAAAGTTACCATATGGTACTTCTATGTTAGATAAGATTAGAAGAATTTGGAAACAACTTTTACTTGCTGAAGATGCAATGTTAATTTATAGAACATCAAGAGCACCTGAAAGACGTGTGTTCAAGGTGTTTGTTGGTAATATGGACGATAAAGATATTGAACCATATGTACAACGTGTTGCCAATAAATTTAAAAGAGACCAAATACAAGACCCACGTAATGGTAACGTGGATATGAGATACAATCAAATGGCTGTAGACCAAGATTATTTCATACCTGTTCGTGACCCGTCACAAACAAATCCAATCGAAACATTACCAGGAGCTCAGAACTTGGGCGAAATTGCAGATATTGAATATATTCAAAAGAAATTATTGGCGGCTTTACGTATCCCTAAAGCTTTCTTAGGTTTTGAAGAAGTTGTTGGTGATGGTAAGAATCTTGCATTGATGGATATTCGTTTTGCAAGAACAATCAATAAAATACAAAAATCGTTAATTCAAGAATTAAATAAAATTGCATTAATGCATCTTTATTTATTAGGATTAGAAGATGATTTAAATAGTTTTTCATTATCGTTAACTAATCCATCACAACAATCAGATTTATTAAAGATTGAAACATGGAAAGAAAAGATTACTCTTTACAAAGACGCAACATCCGACCAATCTCAAGTAGGTATCTTACCAGTATCACATACATGGGCTAAGAAAAATATATTAGGTATGAGTGATAGTGAGGTATTACTTGATTTACAACAACAACGTTTAGAAAGAGCGGTAGGTTTTGAATTACAAAATAGTCAACTTATTATTAAACGTTCTGGTGTATTTGATGAGGTTGATAAGAAATATGGAATTCCTGAAGAGGAGAGAGCGGCAGCAGAAGCAGCAGCATCCGGAGGTGAGGGTGCTGGTGGAGACATGGGAGGAATGCCACCACCTCCAGCAGCAGGTGGAGGAGGAGAAGCTCCTTTAAGTGAAGCAACATCTAAAAAATCAAAAATATTAGGTATGTTAGGTGAAGAAAAAGAAGATTTTAATGTTTTGTTTGACATGGAAAAGGCACAACAGAATATTTATGAAATAGAAAATAAATTGAACGATATTTTAAACGACTAAAAATGAACAAATTTGGGGCACTTAAATCTAAATTATTAAACAAATTGACTGAATCTTATGCAAATGAAAATAAGACAGAAATTAAGAATATATTAGCCACAATCAAAGAAAACAAAGACTTTAAAGAAATGTACTTGTTTTACGAAGAAATTGAAAACAAATATATTGAGGATAAAGAAACAGCAAAATTATATGTTGAGGGATTAAATACATATTTTGGTCAACCAATAGGTAATTGGGATAGTTTAAATATGTTTTGTGAATCTTTAAATACTAAATTAGGTGAGGTTGAAATCGAAACTAAAGAATTATATGAATCTTTAGATATGTTATCAGAAAAAGATTCATTATCAAATATTGAAAAGAAAGTTATTGCAAAAAAGAAATTAGTAGAACATTTAACAACTAAAAAGGAAATTAAAGAATCTAAAGATTCGACTGTTGTTCCTAATGAAACATTACTGCAAGCGGTGTTAACAAACAATTTTAACGTATTATATTCTAACACATTATCAGAATCACAAAAAGAAGAATTAAAAAATATTTTATCAATTTCTCATGATGATTTAATAACTAAGAGTAATGAATTACAAGAATCAATCATTAATCAGGTATCCACACTTTTAAGTGAATCAAACGACCCTGATTTAACCACTAAACTAAATAAAGTAAAAGATGAAGTTAATCAAATGACAACATCTAAGTACAACTACTACAGATTAACAGAATTAAAAAATGGTCTTAATTAAGACCATTTTTTATTTGTTGAACATATACCGCTTTTAAAACTTCCTTCCTTTTAGTGACTGAAGGTTTAACAAATTCCTTCCTTTCCCTCAATTTTTGAATTTGCTTAGTTTTTTGAACTCTATTCTTATAGGTTCTTAATGCTGTTTCGATACTACGTTCTTTTGTTACGTCAATTATTATCATAATATATAATTATACCACAAATATATAAAATATTTTGGATTTACAACATTTTTTTCATATATTTTAATAACACCATAAAATAAAGATAATGAATAAAATTAATGAAAACAGGTAAGTATATCCCATTAGGGACTTACAACAATGTAAAGTATGGTTATGGTACAGTAGACTTTAAAAATCTTAAAACTATTTATGTAAAATTAAATTCTTGGTTGCAACCAGAAAATGAAACTGACGATTATGACTATCTAATTTCAAAATCAAGAAGAAAAATAAAAGAATTAATTTATAATTTAAACAATTCAAGTTTTAAACAACAATCAATTGTTGATTTAGATATAAGAACCAAAGGAATTAAGATTGAAAAAAAGTCTTTTATGAATTTAGAAATAACTTTATATGTTGAAAAGCAATTCGATATTAGATCAAAAGAAATAAAAACATTTATCACAGATTTGACCGAATCCGTTGTTGAGGATGGTTTAATTGATAAAAAACTATTCAATTTTTACAAAAGCAAGAAATAACCTTGGTATTGATGTATTTATAGTAATAAAATCTATAAATGAAGATATTAGGACCAAACGAAACGGGTAGAGGAATTTTAATAGAATATGACGCAGGTCATGTTTCTCCCGAACAAAACAAGAAAATTATTTCGGAAATGAGGGATATGGACTTTTCACAAGACCTTATCCTTTATGCCGTTTTACAAAAATACGACACTCCAAATAAGAACGGAAGGATTTATCCTGAAATGTTACTTAAAAGAGAAAACGAAAAATACCAATCACTTATTAAGAAGGGGGGAGCATTAAACGAACTTAATCACCCTTCGTCATCTCTTATCGATTTAGATAGAGTTTCTCATTCAATTCTTGAAACTTATTGGGACGGAAAAATCCTTATGGGTAAAATAAAATTATTCACTTCGCCAGGATGGAAGAAGATGGGTATTGTATCCACTAAGGGTGACCAAGCGGCTATGTTAATTATGAACGGAGCTACTTTGGGTATATCCTCTCGTGGTGTTGGTTCCTTAAAAAACATTAAAGGTCAAAACATTGTTCAGGATGACTTTGAATTGGTATGTTTTGATTTAGTGTCATCCCCATCAACTCCAGGTGCATACATTTTTAGTGACCCCTCAGATAGGGACCAATATCAAGAATCAGAAATTAAAAAACCCGCGGTTGATGATAGAATGTCCAAACTTATGGGAAAATTAGATACTTTTTTGAGTAAATAACCAATTTTATAGGGATACAAATATTAAAAATAAGACTTTTTATTAAAGTCGTACTATTTATTAGATAATAAAACAAAATTTCACAATGACTGAAAAATCAATTTTAGAACAAGCGTTACTTCAAGTACAAACACTTGAAGAAGCAGTAAAGCAAAATGCAAAGGGTATACTTGCTTCAACCATGAAACAAGAACTGAATGACTTGCTTAAAGAATCATTGGAAGAAGAGGATGAAACTAAAATGCCGATGGGTGAACAACCTGAGGATGAAGTTGATCCTGAAGAAGAGGAAGACGATATGTCAGATGACGATGCAACAGCAGACGACTCTGAAAATGATACAGACCTCGATAACGAACCAAACAAAGACATTGAAGGATTAGATTCTGAAGATGATGAAGAAGGAGATGAAGATCTCGCTTTACCACCAGCAGAAGAAGGTTCTGAAGATGAGGACGTAATGGATATGACCGGTGCTTCAGATGATGAAGTATTAAAAGTTTTCAAAGCGATGAAACCAGAAGATGGTATTGTAGTTAAGAAAGACGGAAATAACATTGAGTTTGGTGACGGAGAAGACGATTATATTATCAAACTTGATGATGAAATGGAATCTGACTCTGAGTTTAATGCTGAACCCGAATTCGGTACTGAAGAAGATGAATTTTCAGAAATGGATATGATGGGTGATGATATGGAAACTGATGAGGAAGAAACAATTTACGAAATCGAGATTGATGAAGAAGAAGATGAAGAAGAAGTTGCTGAAGGTGATGAGATGGAAATCGAAGCTACCGAAGCAGCAAGAACATTTGGAACGGGAGTTAGGGGACCAGCTCAAAAGAAAACATATAAGGCAGGTCGTCATGAAATGAACGAAGAAGTTGAAAAGTTAAAGAAACAAAATTCTGAATACAAGAAGGCTTTGGTTTTATTCAAAGACAAACTTAACGAAGTTGCTGTGTTTAATGCAAACTTAGCTTACGCTACACGTTTATTTACTGAACACTCTACTACTAAACAAGAGAAATTGAACATATTAAAGAGATTTGATTCAGTTTCAACGATGAATGAATCTAAAGGTTTATTCAACACAATCAAATCTGAATTAGGTACAAAAACAACAGTTACCGAGTCAGTAGTTGGAAAAATCTCTAACACCCCATCTACATCATCATCTCAAGAAGTGTTATCAGAAGCTAAAGCTTATGAGAATCCACAATTCAGAAGAATGAAAGATTTAATGGGAAAAATAAAATAATAAATTAAACAAAAAAACAAAAACATACAAAATGGGAGCATTATTAGAATCAGGTATGGTAGGTAACATCGGTCTTAAGCACCTTCGTGTTATCAAAGAAGATACCATCAGAAAATGGGATGACTTAGGCTTTTTAGAAGGTCTTGACGGTCACCAAAAAGATAACATCGCGCAATTATATGAAAACCAAGCGTCTTATTTAATCAACGAAGCAGCAGTAGCTGATGCGTCTGGTTCATTCGAGACTGTGGTTTTCCCAATCATTCGTCGTGTATTCTCTAAATTATTAGCTAACGACATCGTGTCAGTACAAGCTATGAACTTACCAATTGGTAAATTATTCTTCTTCATTCCTAAAATTCAGGAAAGAAACGGAGCAGGTCATTATTCTCCATATGGTATGCCAGGTGCTGGTGGAAGCGCTGCAACTGGTTACACAGGTGGTAACTTATATGACAGATTCTACGAAGCAGGTGATGGTAACAGTCCTGATACAGGTCTTTTTGATTACTCAAAAGGTCAATATTCAGCTGTAACTTTAACCGCTGTTTCTGCTGTTACTTTCAGTAATGGTTCAGTTTCTGGAATTGCAGTTTCTACTATTACTGGTTCATCAAACGCACAATCATCTTTAATCTTGAAATTTACAGGATTTGCAAAAGATGGTCAAGGTAAATTAATCGGACCAAATGGTAACGCAATGGATACTGAAGAATTTTTAGCATCTGCGGAAGTTAAATACGATGGTTCTTCTAAGAACTTCAACGTTGTTACTCAGAAGTATGGTAAAGGTATTGTTGAATATGGTTCAACTGCATCTTCTACTAACTACCCTTCAGGTAACTACAATGATATCTGTGATGCTGATGGAGTTATCTACGTAAGTGTTGATATGCAGAACTACAGTGCAACATCTGGTTTCTCTAACATCACATTACCTACAGGTACAACTATCGGTGATTTCACATTAACTTTCAGAACTTATGATACTTTAGAATTTGAAGATCAAATTGGTGAAGTTTCTTTCGATTTACAATCAGTAACAGTTTCTGTAACTGAAAGAAAATTAAGAGCTACATGGTCTCCTGAATTGGCTCAAGACGTTAGTGCATTCCACAACATCGATGCTGAAGCTGAATTAACAGCTTTATTATCTGAGCAAATTGCAGCAGAAGTTGACCGTGAAAT